ACTTTACTCCTCTCTAATTAGTATTATGAGAGCAGGAATCAGAACACTAATCCCTACAACACATAAAATTTTCCAATCAAAAAGCGGCGAGTCTGTATACTCTTGGAACTCTAAGTTACTTACTGAAAACCACAACAGTAAACTTCCAATCGTTGTTAAACTCGCCGCAATCACTTTTTTCATCAGCTTCATAATAAGCTCCTTTCTGTCATCTCTGACGCTATCTTTTTACTACTCTAACATTATATCACACTATTCTTGTGCTGTCAACATAAATATTTTACTCTTCATCTTCCATAAGTGCAATGACAATCGTAATATTGCCATCAACAAGTTTAATTGAACTATCATCACCATAATAGATTTCAATTAAATCATTCTGAATGGCTTTGACTTCATTGACAAGCATCTGAATATCCACAGCACATGTAAAATCTACCTGATTATCGCTGGTCACATAAGGAAGAATCTCAACACCACTTGACGCTTTAGATGATACTTGTAATCCCTGATTTGTGAAAGTAAGGTCTACTGCGTTCTTATCATATGTGCCAACGAACAGAGAAAGTCTATCAAGCATCTGGAGCAAATCATTCTTGGGCACACCACAGTGACTATCAAACTCCTGCTCAATCAGATTCGTAATAGGCTCAATAGCGAAGTCATCAATACCATCGACAAACTTACCAACAATCATACAGTCAGGAGTTTCAAATACCACATCAGTAGCACTGAACATAGCTTTAATCTTCTCAGCACGCATTACAGCCACAAGGTCAAGAAATTCTGAACTTACAAGTTTGGGCGTATCAAACATCGGAATAGCTAAACTTGCAATCTTATAGGAATCTGTAGCAACTACTTTATCTCCCATGTAATACGCTGTGTACTGCGGATTTTCCATAGTAACTGCAAGTGCAGGTTTAATAGTTTCAAGAATAGCAATGATAGTAGAACGATTGAACTCTTTAGGGTCATGCAAAGCAGTGTTGACAAAAGTATCAGGAAACTTAACAGGCTCACCATCTTCATCAAGAGGAAGTTCCATAGTGTAATTACCATTACCCTTGACTTTCATTGTATACAGCTTTTCATCCACTGTCATAGTGATATTCTCACAAGTCATTTTACTGACCAGTTTTGCAAACTGGTTAGCATCTACTACAACGTAAAAATCATCTCCTACCACATGCTGTTCTTTAATATACAGATAGTTGGTAGCATCTGTAGTAATAACAGTAAGG